CGCTTACGTAAGCGATGAATGTAGCTACTCAAGCGCCAGCAGTCCCAACGAGAAACAGCGATGCGAGGCGTTACGAACTTACCGAGCAACATGTAGTTGCGTATCTTTGGAAGGAATTGGAGTGTTTTTTGTTTCATAGCTTATAAAATCCTGGTAGTTTAGCTTGCATAATTCCGTGAATATTGTCAGCCTCATTGCTATAGCCTGGCCATTTATTTTGCTCGATTCCACGTGCTATTTTATGCATATGGTATTTTGTTGAGTCCATGCACACCTTAATATCCGAAGTCATGAATTCGTAAATTGTCGCGTTGAATGGTGGGACCTTCTCGACAACCAGCCAGAAATATGAATCTATCCTTTCCATGAGTCCTGAAGCAGTACATCCCATCATTTCAATACAAGCCTGCATAGGATAATCATACTTTGCAAGTTCTCTACTGAATGCTTCTGGCGAGCCGTCAATACTTGTCTTTACATTTATCACTACGTTCTTTTTACGCTTGCAAATGTCAGGGCGTGTTTTGAGCTTTAATCCAGTCTCATCGTCAGTCCAGAATAAAGATAGCTGATATTCAGTATTCTTAATCAAGGCTTGTATTGTCGAATCCTGATAGCAGGATGAAAGCATTTCTTCGATTGTCTCAAAGCTTTCCGGACCTGTTTCATCTATTACGTATTTACCGGCATTTTCAGCAAGCCATTTATCAGATGCCTCTTTATATAGCTTTGCGGCACGTGGGGATTTAAGGTCAGGATTTGCAGCGGTAGCGATGTCAATAAATTCTTGATCAGGGAACACCGCGACTTCCTTCAAATATTCTGCGCTTGATAATAATGCCAATTCGAAAGCATTGCCGAACTGAAAATGTGATTTGTTTTCCTGTACCAATTTGCCAGACCTATACCAATCGAAGTGCTTTAAAGATTCCTTTGCTTTCTTTATCTGTGTGGCAGAAATATGAGTACGATTAGCATGGTATTCCTTGATTGAAATGTTATCGTATATCCCGTCATTCATGGTCAAGTGCTTTTGAGTACCTTTCAATCTCTGCCTTTTCCATCAGCGACCCGTCAACCTGGAATGGTATAACGTCCTTACGGTTTAGATTGGCTCCAAACAATGCGCCGAAATGATCAGTAGCATCTTTAACTGCAAGTGTCTTTGCAATAGGAAACGCCATCGATATTGCACCGTTGTTTATATTTGAAAGATCGGCCGGGCTTGTTCCTTTCTTGGTCTGTAGCTGCATGGCACCGATACCATCATGCCAGTCCATTTCGCCGGTGGCGGGGTTAAGGTAATGAACCCTAACCACCACAAAGACACCATTGAAGGCGGTTCCCTCGCGAAGAACCTCAATTTTGTTTTTCTTAAAACATCGACGTAGCAAGTATTCGACCTTATCGATAGGTAGATATTTCCATCCTGTAATAACAGGGTGTTCCTTGATCCACTTTTCAGGCGGTGGCGTATTGAGAATGGCGTTCAATCCTTCAACCCTTCCGGCCAATTCAATGTTATCATCAAACAGTTCTGCTATTGTCGGAAGCTTAAACTCATGCTTTGCAGGCAATTCACTTGCTTTTATAACCTTTTCTTTTATTTCTTGTTTCGCTAGTTCCATAGGGTTACTTATCAAATATGTAGATAACAAAAAGTAATATCAATACAATGCATGCCATAATCCACGCTGGTGATAAAACCCACCACCACGACCAATCAATATAGTTCGTTAATTTCAGTACTATAAAAGCTATTAATAGCAAGCCAACGAATCCCACGCCGCCGCTTGAACTTGAATTGTTTTTGCTCATTACTTAATTCTTTGAATGTTGTCGATTTTGCTACAGTGATTGTCCTGTGAGTAGAGACCTATCCGGTCCTCTTTGTTCAGTTCGCGGAGCTTATCGTATTCGTCTTGGGCTTTGAACTCGTTGGTCGTTATGGCGAAGTACACATACTCTTCGTTCTGTACTACGGTTATTTCGTAAAGTCTCTGAATTTTAATCATTTGGGTTTGGGATTGTGTAGTTTGTTACTTTTCTTACGGCCTTCGTTGCTTCCATCTGAATGGTGATATGCTCAACCTGATCGCGGGTTAACTTCCTATCGGTAAGCATTGCAATCAGAATGTCGTGTACATCGTTTGTGCAGAAGTTGTATCCGTTTTCTTTTGACTGATCGCACAGGTAGTCTAATTGTTCTTGGCTCATATTCCGCGTGCTTTATTGATTGCCGACTTTGCATCAACGTACTCTTTAAATGAAGGATCTTTAATAAACCATTCCCAGTATTTCACTAGGCCATCCAATGCCTCAAGCATTTCAGGGGCAGCAGCGATGATGTTGGCATTAGCTTTCATCTCTTCGTAAGTATCACCACGAACGCCCATAAGATCATCATCTGCATCTCCGAAAGTCACAATCGTCCTATCGTCAGGCCCATATCCATTACCATTACCTGCGTCAATACCAAAATAATTACCCATGTTATAAACATGCCACGGTCCGGGAGTGTGTTTTGTGTTGCTCATATCGTTTTATCTTTTAAAGTTGTCAGAATACTTGTAATTGAGAAGGTCTAAACCTGCGTGAACTTCATCCATGAAACCGTTGAAGCCTTGCGGGATTACTGATAAGATGCTAATCTCTTCGACGTGTCCGGCAGGATCTAATTCCAAGTGCACGTCAATGTTAATACGGAACTCGTTGTCCGTGTCGTGGCAGATCTCTATTGTTTCTACTGTTTCGCTCATGGCTAATCGTTGTTTGCTCTTTGGTAATCGGGTGTGTTAGGTGCGCTACATGAGAATGTCATTTGATACTCTGACTCACTTCTGTATATATGTTTTTTAGCAATCATGTAATCAATGTGAGATTGGCAATCATCTAAGTACTTAATCCACGCTGGCGATGGATTAATAAAATCTTTAGATGATTTCATGCAGTAATCAATAATCTCAGAAACAGCCTCTCTCCATGTAGTAAGTCCGATGCGGGTAAAAACAGGAGTTCCGTTTTTGTAAACAGATGCAGTCCAAGTTCCTTCACATGTCCAATGGATGCATTTCGCTATGTTGACTGGTTTTTTCATTGCTCTATTTATTAAGAAGTTGAAAGGCCAGTTCAATACCAAGGCAAATAGTTACGGCCAGCGTTACACCGAACAATACTGAAAGGCCAATGTCTGTAAGCTTCTCCCGGGTGGTGTGTTTTATTTCTGTTTTCATTTAATACTCAATTTTATTTTTTGCATCGCTGAATTGTAGGCATGCACATGCTTTACCACACGTTTTGGACCCATGAACGAATAATAATCCTGAAAATCGTCAGACATATGAGAGGCGGCATCAAATAATGCTCGTAATTCTGCTTGAGTCAACTCAATTTTAACGGTCTTCATGACGGCATGTTTTCGCGTGCATGAAGACTGGCCACGTCTACAATTGTGAATCCTTTCCATTCTTCAGTTGAACAAATGAAAAAGTCATTCAGTAAAAGGTAGGACGTAACATCATCCATAGAAGAGAATCTAAGTCCGTTGCAGATGAACTTTTTACCATCTTTAGGCTGCTTAATTGTTTTCATATTGTTGTGTTTTCTTTCTTTTTGAATGTTTCAAAGGTATGTAAATTATTTAGTCGTGCAAATTTTATAAAGATAATTTATTTATTATTTTTCGTGTAAATAATTTGGTGGTTTAAAATAGTCTTGTTTACTTTGGGGCATGGCAGGAAGGAAACCAAAGCATGAATTCAACCTATTAGAATTGGGTGAGCGTGCAGTGTTGCGAGGAAAGGCTAATAAGTACCCATCGCAGTACATCAATCAGTACAATAACAACAAAGAAGGACGTCGCATCAAGCTTGTACGTGAAGACGGAAAGGCTTATGCTGAACGTATAAAATGAAGGTGACTGACTCCAAAAAAGTTTTGGGAAACTGGAATGTACAGCGAGAAGGCGAAAGAGTACTTTAGAAATTTACACTTATGAAACCAGGCTATATCTATCTTTATCTAAGACCGATGTCAGAATTTAGCACAGAGTTATTTGATCCCGGTGATATAATAGAGTGCATGGAAGTAAATTCAATTTACGGATATCATGTTTGTTGTAAGTCTATTGGAAATTGCTCTACTGTTGCCGCAGTTCACTATTCACAAGTATTCGAAATAGGTAAAATTTAATTTCAGGGAGAGTTTAAACGCTAAGTGATATGAAAAGAGGTATAAAGGGATTTGTAATTAAATTGAAATACGCATGGTTTGCAATCAGACAAATAAACCGGCCTCACTTGGGTGATATAGTCATATATAAGAAAACAGAATGCTTCTTAATTCAGGGAGTTATGTCGCCTTATTGGGATCTGTTACCTATTAATGAAATGGTTAAGCAGAACCAAAGAACGATATGGAAGCATGTTCATGAAAGTGATTTTAAACTTGAACCTATCTGGAAAAGATTCAAAAAATCATTCCTATTTACATACAATTTTTACATGGGATACTGGTATACAATTGATTTAATGTATCCAATAACAAAAGGAGTGGGCAATCTATGATCATCGAATGCCCTCATTGTGGTACTCTTAAAGTCGAGCGTAACGGCTACTGCGCAACGTTTAATGCAGATCAAAGGAAAGCCGAACGCCAAGCCATAAAGGACGCCAGCAAGGTAAAGAAGCCTATCAAGAAGGTGAGCGCAAAGCATCGTAAGGAACTAGCGGATTACACGATTCAACGTCGTCAATACCTGGCAGGTCACACAGAATGCGAAGCCAGGGTATCTCCGCAGTGCGATGGCGATAGTTGCGAGGTGCATCACAGCGCTAAACGAGGCGTAAACCTGCTTAACATCGACACATTCGTAGCGGTATGCAGGCCATGCCATGTATACATAGAGACGGTGATGAGCGCGGAGGATCGCCGGGATAAGGGATTGCTGAAGACAGTTGAAGGAACGATTTGAAAACAATAATAAAAACCAATCATGAAAACAACATTCACTTTACTAATCGCCATGCTTATGGCAGTGGCTATCAGCTCAGAAACAACAGCCAGCGAAGAACAGGCTCAATTAAACCCGAGTCTGGGATGTACTAGTTGGGTTGTATACGGTTCTCAATACCGTAGAACATGCTGCACTCAATTCGGTATGGGAACTTTCTGTTACTATGAGTACAAGCCGCTTAATACGAATTAGAAAGATATGAAAGCTTGGGCGTTTTTGCGAATGAAATGACATTCAACCAGGAGGATCATAGGAACCTGCCGCCCAAAGCTTTTATTTATAAAACCAACGATATGAAGACAAAGGAAGAAATTTTGAAAGAAATTGGACTTGGGCTATCAATCATTCATTCATCAAAGGGTAGTTTTTCAACATTTGACGCAATGCAAGCCTACTCCGATGATCAGCTAGAGGCGTATAAGGCGAAGCTGAAAGAAAAGGTTAAAGCCTCTGGGCTTTCAGGATTATCGAAAGCTGCCGTTTACGCTTTAATTAATTCGATATGAAAGAACTCAAGGACTACATACACCTTTACATAGGATCGAAAGTATCAACTATTCATCCAGCTTTGTTCAATGGTAAGGCGCATGAGCTTACCATCTCAATCAACAACCTGTACGAAATAATTTACAAGTATCAAGACTCAAAGTTGATCCTTCGCCGACTATCAGACATGACGGATGAGGAAGCAACGGAATACTTTTCTGTGTGTTCATTGGGGCCGGGAGATTACATTGGTGGAGGTCCACAATGGATACCTATTTCCGCACGGAGTACACATTGGCTACTCTCAAAATCGTTCGACCTTTTCGGACTCATCGACGCCGGACTTGCTATTGACCGTAAACTAACAACAGTATGAGCGACTTAGACTTAAGTGTATTGAAGTATTACAAGGAAGGGAAGGAGTTGTGTGGATTTGAAAAAGTTCACGATTCACTGTGTAACAATGGTTATCTCGATTCTGATTTAGAGTTAACCAACAAAGGGATGGAGTTTATCAGAACGTATCCGGACTGGAGTAATGTCAAAGCCTTCAAAAACACAACATACATTTCAATTTATTAACAGTATGAGCGACAAGACAGGGAATATAAAACATGTTAAGACTTGCAGAGATGGCGGAAGTATCTTATTGGAATATATGGGTTCTCTTTACTTCGTTGATCGTGGCATTGCATCGCCTACCTGGGGAGATATTTTTGGTTGGTCGGATGGACAACGAGGCGTTAAGGTTAACCATATCCTTGAGAATCGAATTAAAGAAGCCTGGAAAAAATCATTTAAAACACAACTTCCATGACCAACCCCTATCTATACAACAACGCCGGTAAGCTACAGGTATTTGATATGCCTGTTAAGCTTTGTACTGATTTTAATGATTGTCCGCTCACAAACTGTAATTGCCGAAAAGCAATCGAAACCGCCAAGGCTGCTGATATTGATGTGGTGAACGCTGAATTATCTGTTTTTTCGGATAGTGGATTATGGCGTATTAGAATCCAAGAATTACAATTCATTTCAAGGCTAGTGAAGCCCTGCGAATACATCCGCTTACCTGATGGGTTTGAGCCGGTGTTTGGGTATCAGTACCACACATCAGAAAGGTATTACGGAAATAAAGCGGATTGGACTGATTGCACAAAAGCTCAGTTTGAAGCAGTCAAATCAATGCATGGCTCGAGAACTAGACAAGTCGCCCGTATCATCACCAAGCCGGTTGAGAAAGAATGCATTCACCAATTCGAAGGCGAGGTAATTGAGGGCGCTGAAAGGTGTTTCAAATGTGGAGACGCTAAAGTTGACCCTATCAAAGAAGAGTCACAGGAGGAGATGTTCAGAGAATTATACAATTGTATTGTCTTGGGGGGATGGAAAGAGGCATCTAAACGATTCACAATAACCCGTAGATAGTATGGAAGACAACTATGACATTAAAACAGTATGCGCAAAGTGTGGAGGCGCTGGAAAATATAAGCCTAGTGAATCTTTTGAAGACTTCATTCAATGTAGCTGCACCATTAAATCGATAAACAACGATTCAGATAAGGAACATCAGAGCGATAGAAGTAATTCAAAAAACCCCTGGTTTGAAAAGTATCCATCACTTAATTACGAAGCTCTATCATATAAGATTTATCCAAAATCACCGGATGATTGGTCTGTAGAGCGCGCTTTGTTTTTAGAACATTGTGAATTTATACAAAAGAATATGCATCTGTTTACCGCTGGCGCTAACTATGGTAAAGACCTATCAGGTAAGGAAGAATACAATAGGGCACTGGATGATGCAGAGCGAAGTGGAGGAATTACTACCTGAAGATGACTCTAATCCTGTAATGGTACTCGCTGACGCTCAAGTACATATAGCTAAATCAATCGACAAATGCCGTAAACTAATAGACGAATGAAAGGAAAAGACAAAGAAGCTTGGATTGAGTATCTTAATGACTTGATCAGGCGCGGAGAAGTCCGTATAATCGAATCTTTAATTGAAGATGAGCCTTCAATTTGTAGGCCCGAGCCACTCTATACGACATATAGATGCACCTTTGAAATAAGGGTATCTAAAGATACATCCAAAGTTCCAGATAATACGCTGCTCCGGTAGTTGCGGCTGCTCATCATGGATATGCAAAACATGCATCAAAATTGTTAAATCGAATTGAAAAATGGAGTTATACAACTTTTTCACAATACCAAAATCTGATAGACATGATCTAAATAAAGCATTATTGTCATTAAAGGATTGTTGCCATTTTGTTCATATGGTAGAGAAAAATGGCGAATACTCAATTATTGGTCAAATCTATGGCGATGATACAAACATGGGAGATTTAGATCTATTGTTAATCCTATCGGATATACCGCATGTGTGGTTTGACGCCAGAATGCCAACTATCAATAGTATAAAAACATCAAAATTGTGAAAGCAAGCTGAAAACGGGTAAATTTGAATTGATGATATGTCGAGGTGGCGGAATATTGGTAGACGCAGCCTCCGTGCATGATTGTACTAACTTAATCAAGCAGGGGGGCTAAGGAACAAGGCGTATAAGCCCCTTATGTAGGTTCGATTCCTACCTTCGACACGCTGAGAATCACAGGGAAACCACAAAAAAAAGGTATTTTTATATGGCACATTGCTTCAATTACATTGTTAAATGCGTCTGTATAGACCACAATGGCAAAGAAATAAGGACTGTTTCAATCAGGGCCAAAAATAAGCTTAGCCAATTCGACGCAATCGCAGGAACCGAGGATTACATTAAATCAAAGGATAGAAACGTAATGAAAATCAGGCTCATAGAATGTATTCCTGATAATCTTGCCGCAGTCGGGCAGTCTATTCATGACTTCTTTTCAACAATGCAAGGCTTAAATTTCGATGGACGAGACAAAAGATAAGAAACCAGGCGACGACCTAACAGAAAGCCAAAAGGCCTTCGTACGTGAGTGGATTGAGGACTTCAACGGTACTCGGGCTTACATGGCAGCTTACCCAGAATCATCAAAGGAATCAGCAAGATCATCGGCCGCTGACCTCCTAGCAAAACCTAATGTGCGTGCTTATGCAACATTGTTGCAAGAGAACCTAGCCGAAATAGCCGGTATAAGCCGTTTACGCATCGTTAAGGAGCATGAAAAGCTTGCCTTTAGTAGTATAGCACACCTGCATAATACGTGGATAGAACGCAAGGAATTCGACCAATTGAGCGATGCCGAAAAAGCCTGCATTGCGGAGATAAGCACCCAGACCAGGCGAGTATATGAGAAGAATGAGAAAGGAGACAAGGTACCGGTAGACATCGACTTCGTTAAAATAAAGCTTTACGACAAGCAAAAGAGCTTGGACAGCCTTTCTAAGTTGTTCGGGTACGATGCAGCTAAGAAGGTAGACATCACGACATTAGGCAAGCCTATAGAATCAGCACCACCGATAAATGTATACACCAACGGCGCTCCTCCATTATCAGGATCAGAGGACGAAATTGAAAAATCCATAGAAAAGAAGTAGTTTTATTGAAACGAGGCAAATTTGCCCGGCGATCAGATTGCAAATTTCATAATAAAAGCATGTTTTCAAGGGGTTGCTCACCTGTTTTCTACGCAAATCATCAAGCCACAGAGGACATTATAATTAATCAGGGTGGTACAGACTCGACCAAGACATACAGCATTCTTCAACTTCTGATCGTAATTGCCAGCACTACAAAGGCACCTGTATCAGATCCAATAATAACCGTACTTTCTGAAAGTGTACCAAACTCAAAGAAAGGCGCTTATCGTACTTTTCAATCAATACTTCAAACATCACCATACGCAGAGAACCAGATAAAAAACTGGAATGTTACAGACCGAACCATAATTTTTAAAACAGGGTGGATTTTAGAGTTTGTTGGCGCTACTGATGAGCAGAATGCAAAACAGGGAAAGCGCCAATACCTTTTTGTAAATGAGGCCAACGGTGTGGCATGGCCTATTTTCTGGCAGATGGCCAAGCGTACCAGGATACGCACATTCATTGACTACAACCCTACAGCGCCTTTTTGGGTACACGAAAAACTTATAGGAACAACACCATCCAATAACGACCTATCTGCCACAGTTAAGCTTCTGATCAGCGACCACCGCCATAATCCATTCCTTTCACAGAAAGAACATGATAAAACTGAGGGTATAAAAGATCCTGAATTGTGGCGTGTGTATGCTCGAGGATTAACCGGCAATCTTTCTGGCCTGATATATCCAAATTGGAGGACTATTCCGGATAAAGACTTCCCGTGGGATGAGCCAAGGTTCGGCGGGCTTGATTTCGGGTATACTAATGATCCAACCGCAGGAGGTAGATTCGCACGCATCGCTGACACTATATTCGTGCATGAGCTTTGCTACACACCAGGGTTAACGGCTCGTCAACTTTATGCGCTTTACTCAGGACAAGGGTTTACGCCAGATGATCCAGTATACTGTGAACACGACGGGGCAATGATTCGTGAGTTGCGCATGCTTGGTATACTGGCATTGCCTGCAAAAAAAGGACCAAATAGCATCGCTCCGGGTATTTCTAAGGTTAAGGAGTACAACGTAGTGTATACCGAATCATCTAAAAATATTCACATGGAGCGAGGTAAGTACATGTGGGTTAAAGACCCATTAAATGGAAAATTCACCAATATTCCAACAGAAGTTGATAACCACCACATGGATGAAATCAGGTATGCAATATCGAGTCATTTCTATCGTTCACCAGTGTAATTTTGAAACGTTGTTTATTTTTCGGTAATTCATGGCAAAATTAAAAAGGTAATTGATGCAGATATTTTTTGCTGTGTTCCTCGGATACCTTGCCGCACGTGTTACGGAGTGGCTTATAATCGCAGTCTTCAGACATTACATTATTCCATTCAACGAGTGGTTAAGGAGGGGTAAAAAATGAGCAGCTTCATGAATACCCTTTTTGGGACTATCGCCGGACCAGGTTTTTCAATGAGCCCAAGCGTTGACTTTATCCCTAAAAATGGCAGTGGTCAAACCATAGATGTATCTGGTAAAGATGCGCAGTGGTGGGGATTAAAATCCCGTGATATGCAAAGGAAGGCGTATGAGCTTTGCTACCCTGTTGCATCTGTTATAGATCGCCTGGCAGAATATGACATTACCGGCATTATTGAAATTTTACGCGCAAAAGGTAAGGGAAAGAATGACTTCGCTACAAACGAATGGTCTCAACGAATGACTAAACTTCTTTCGCAGCCAAACCCATTACAAACTTGGGAGCAATTCAGAGGTGAGCAGGTTGTATATAAAAAAACATTCGGGTTTTGTCCGGTACTGCCTTTTGTACCTGCAGGTATGAGTCCTGAAAATGCTATTTCAATGGTCAATCTTCCACCGTGGTGCATTACGCCGGAACCAACCAATAAAATTGCATTCACATCAAAGATTTCTGATCGCGTTAAGAAGTGGAAGTTTACAGTACTTGGAGAGTCATTCGAATTAGCTCCTGATCAGCTTATAATCCTTGAGGATTCGTTCTTCATGGACTATGAAAACGGATTACTGTTACCACAATCCAGGCTTATAGGTCTGGATATGGCTATATCCAATCTGTGCGCTGCAATGGAGGCTGATAACGTACTGCTACGTAAAAAGGGGCCACTCGGATTCATAACACACGATGCAGCGGCAACAAAGGATAGCGTCGCAGGGTACATACCGATGACACAAGCGGAGAAGGATGAACTACAAAATGCACTTACACAATACGGACTTACTTTAACGCAATATCAATACGTAATTTCAAGACAAGCCGCAAAGTGGAATCCGATGAGCTTCAATGTGGCTGAGCTCGGAACAAAGGAAACAATCATCGCCAGTGAGAAGGCAATTTGTCATCGATACGGATTCCCGTACGTTCTTTATGAAGAAGTAGACGCTACATTTGCTAACAGTAACGTAGCAGCAAAGGCAGTTTACCAGAACAACATCATACCGAACAATACTAAGGACTTAAATAAATACAACAAGTTCTTTAAAGCTGAAGAAAACCAATGCATAATCGTTAACAACTTCTCTAATATTGCAGCTTTGCAAGAGGATGAGAAATATAAAGCAGAGGCGGCTAAGGCATGGGATGAGGCATTTCTTGTTGAGTATGACAACAACCTGATAACCAAAAACCAATGGCTTGAAGCAAGAGGATATGACAAGATCGCCGATGGTGATAAATATAAAAAGGATGAAGTAACGACGACGCAACCCCAGACACAACCCCAGACACCAAAAGATGAAAACAGTCCACCCGAAAATACAGCAACTCAAGCTTAGAAGTCTTCCGGTAAACTACCGTGAGGCTATCATGCAGAGTAATTATCCGCAAAATGTAAAGGCATTGCGTGATCAGTACGAAATTGCTGAAAACCAGAATATTTTTTATTTCTGCATCTGGGGTGTTCGTGATTCATACGGAACTTCTTGGGTAAAGGGATGCTTTTCAAAATCCATCCGTGAGCGCGGACCAAATAGCCAGGCAAACCAAAAGATTGTAGCCTGCTGGCAGCACGACATATGCGACCCTATCGGCAGACCATTGCAGATCGTAGAGGATGAAATCGGAGCGTACGCACTTGTTGAATGGGATGACCCAGATGCGGTGCCTAATGCAAAAAGGGCTATGTCTCAGATCAGATCAGGAACTTTGAATGGATATTCATTCGGTTTCGACTACATTTGGGATAAAATGGAGTACGATGAAGAGCGTGACGTAATCCTGATTCGGGAGGTTGACTTGTTTGAGGTTAGCCCGGTTACGTTCGCGAGCATCGAAGAGACATTTACAGTCCGATCAAAAGAGGACTTTGAAACAAAAAAAATGATCTTGGATGAGGACATGAAGGAATTCATAAAGTCTCTTCCGAGAGGAAAACAAATGGAATTACGGCAACTATTTCACAGACTTACAGCACTCAACAAAACACAGCCGGACGATAGTCGTTCACTGGAAAAAGGAGAGCCGCAGAATGGAGTTTTAGACGTTGCAGGTTTTAAAATAAATCTAAAACAACTTTAACAAAATGAAAATCGAATTTGACAAAACAGGTCTATCCGGCGATGAACTCGCTTTGATGGAGAAGCTTGAAAAAAGATTCAAATCTCTCCCTGATGCACCAGGTGAAACCGAAATTGCAAAGGCTGTACGCGCTTCCCTTAAGGGACTCATCAATGATGACGGAACGCTGGCAATAGATGTTGCTAAAATCAAAGAAGCCCTAGGTGATGATGATAAAGGGATTCGCGCAATGATTACAGCTATGGGCGGCGAAATCACAAAGCTGAAATCATCGCCTGAAGGTGATGAAGATCTTTCTATAAGAGCGCAGGTAGCTGCCTGGCAGAAAAGAAACAAGGACATCGTAGCGAAAATCAAATCAGGTCAAAGTTCAGCTTTGAATGATCTTGAGCCTTTCGTTATTCGTGCCGCAAACTCACCGATGACACCTGCTAATACATACTCTGATACTGTGAGTATGAGCGCAGGATCAGTTATCCGTATGGGTGGCGAGGTATTCGATCTGCATCGCGTTCAGCCTACATTCTGGGACTATATTCCAAAAGGCAGAACATCACTCGAGAACTATCCATGGGTAAACAAGAAAGTGCCAGCCAACTCAGGCGCAGCGGCATTCATTGGTCCCGGTGTGGCAAAACCTGGGGTGTCGTTTACTTTCGAAGTTGAGAACTCAAACGCGAAGAAAGTTGCGGTGTCCATGAAAATGGCGACTGAGCTACTTGATGACATCGACGGTATGACTTCATACGTTCAGGCTGAATTGGCCTATCAGTTGAAGATCAAAGTTAATTCAACTTTGATGACAGGCGTACTTTCATCTACTGTTCCTGCTGGTGTTCAGACTTTCTCACAGCCATTCTCTACATCAGGATTGGCAACACAGAATCCGAATAACTGGGACGTTGCACGTTCACTTGTTGCTCAGCATCGCGCAGCATTCATCGACGGACAGATCGTGATCTTCATGAATCCGATCGATACCGCGAACATGGATATGGCCAAAGCCGTAAGCCAAGGAACATACATGGGTCTTAACGTTCGTCAAGTGCCAGGCGCCCTCATCGTTGAGGATTATAACATTCCTGTAGGATATGTTCAGTCTATCGCACTGAGCGCATTGAAAGTACTCATCTACAAAGATTTCGTAATGAAGTGGGGATGGGAGAATGACGACTTCACAAAAAACCTCATAACAGCTATCGCTGAAATGAGACTCCACGCGTTCCACAGCGAGAACGATGCGCAAGCATTCATATACGACGACATCGCTGACATCAAATCACAAATCGCAATCCCTTAAATGATTATGGCTGACGAAAAAGAAGAAACAAAAAAATCTACTGCTCCTAAAAAGGAATCTGAAAAGGAGTTCGTAGTAAGTAAGGACGCCGCAGTAAACTTTACTGTTACCGTGGTATCAACGGATAAAGACCCTTACCACAAAACAGGATCAGAATGGCATTGCGGTGACAAAAAAGCTGAAGATCTTGAGGCCGCAGGATGGGTAACCATTAAAGACAAGAAGAAATGAGAAAGTTCATCTTTTTATTTGCTGCATTGGTAGCCTTTGCAGCAACGGAAAGCAAGGCTCAGGTTTACAGTTTGCTTAGTCCTTACTCAATCGCAAGCGACACGGTAAGCAACTCGGGTACTGCTTTTCTTTCAACTGTTGCCATTAGCCCGGCGCCAGCAACAACTACAACTATATGGGTTGGAGTGACGAAGATCAGCGGAACTGTAGGCGGTACTATCACGCTTCAGGGTAGCATCGATGGAACTAACTGGAAAGCCCTTAATACGGTAGGAACTCAAACTGCATTGGCTACTATTACGGCCACTGACGCGAGCAATACCTATCATTGGATTCTTCAGGGTAGCCCAATGCCTTATTACCGTGTTACATGGACTGGAACCGGCACAATGTCGGCAAGCTTTACAGCAAAATTATTTAGAGCAAAATGAGATTTGTAACGGCCCAAGACTTTAGCCAGACTGATTTTAACATTCCAAATCTGGACAATGTTATTAACAGCTTCGACCCTTTCGTTATCAAACGAGAGAAAAAGATCCTGGTTAAATTATTGGGCCGTCAACTCTATAATGCTTTTGTGAGTGGATTGGATGCACTCCCGGCAGAATGGTCTTCAACCGCAAACTATACACTTGGACAACAGGTAGTCTACGGTAACGACATCTGGGAGGCGTTGCAAAATAACACAGATATTGTTCCTATTGAGGGTGATGATTGGACTCTGGAAGAATCTGGGAACAGATGGCTGAATCTAAAAAACGGCGCAGATTACATCTATGACGCAAGAACATACCAATGGGAAGGCATGAAGGAAATGCTTGTACCGTATGTTTTTTCTGAGTGGATCGGCGCAGATTACCCTAGCAATACCGGTATAGGATTCGTAACACCAAATTCAGAGAACAGTACAACGCATTCACCGGCAAGTAGAATAGTTATAGCGTGGCGTGAGTTCCTTCAGATGGTAGGCGACCATTGCGATGTTTACGATACGCTTTACGGCTTCCTCTATACATCAGGAACAGTTTACGCCGACGTGTACGAATCTGAATACAGCGACTTTCAATCATACCTGTTTGATAAGTTCGAATATCCTGGTTCCAAAAACCTGTTTGATATATGAGAACTTACATTGTAGACGACATCAGAACAATAGTCGAATCGATACGCGCAAAGAACGCTATCGCATACGGCAACGGTGAGAATGACGTCATACTTTACGGAGGCTCATTGAGCGATCAGATTGAGTACAATGAAGAGACGCTTCCACCGTACTACATGCATGGGCACAGGCTTGAGATTGCCAACAAGTTATTGGAGCATGATAAGGATATGGTAAGAAAGTTTCAAAAGTATCCATTGATAGCATTACGCCAGGACATCAGCGAAGGCGTGAAGGACTACAATGAGTACAAACTGAACATCATCATTGTCACTTATACTGATCCGAAACTGAAGGCAGAACAGCGATATGAAAGTGACAGACCTTTTAAGTCGGTCCTATATCCATTGTATGAAGAATTCATGGATGCGCTGGTAAACTCAGGATTATTCACATGGCCAGGTAACCAGGATTATCCACCACACACGAAGATTGACCGCCCTTACTGGGGTACACCTGCGAGTGAGAAAAATGAAAAGAGTATTTTCTTTGACCCGCTCGACGCAATTGAAATTATTGATTTACAAATTAACAGAATGAAAACCTGCTAAAAAATATGGCAAACGAATGTGTTGACGAAAGAAAAAACCTGAGCGAAAGCAACTGTAATGACTTGCCTGAGCTCTTAAAATCCATGATCGAGACGAACAACGATTTCGTACTTGAGCCTGCGGATTATGCGGATGAGGCTGCCCTTGCTGAAGCTCTTCAGGACGCTATCAAAAATGGCAAGGCTACCAGAATTTATAAGTGGCCAAACTTTGTAACGGTTGAGGATATTTCAAAAGAACCGGCATATGAGGACACACCACTGGCGTACCTTGCGGCCGATGACGGGCAGTATCGATACCGTGTGAGCATCAGCAAATCACTTTGCATGCACAAAGCGACATTCACGCACAAGCGTAACACTGGCCGCCTGATCCTGATCGACAAAAAGAACAGACTTTTCGGAACAAAAGATTCTTCTGGGAACTTCAAAGGTTTCAAGATTCAGCTTTTGAACCCTGAAAACCTGAAACTTTCTGACGGTACAGTATCAACAAAATCCCCTATTGTTATCGCCCTGGAAGATCCGAACGAAGTAAACCAGAACGGCGCGCTGATCAATGCAAGCTCAGTCATCAGCAACCTGGTTCCCCTGGCTGATGTTGATATTACCGTGGTGAGCGCTACATCCTCGCTAATCGTAGTTGATGTAAAGGCTACTTGCGATGGTACAGGTATCGAAGGATTGGTGACTGCTGATTTCCAGGTAACTGAAAATGACGGTGACCCTCAGACTGTGACAGCGACGGCGGTAGCTGGCGTTTCTGGTCGTTACAACCTGGCCGGCACTTCACTGGTTGACGGTTTTGTGGATCTCGACCCCCCTGCAACCCTTTCAATTGACGCCTATGAGTCTACTGGTCCTGCAGTCGTAAACGTGCCATAATGGAAGTACAAGAGTATGTCAATCACTTGAAGCGGATAACTCCGGAACTTCTTGAGGTTGGCATACTTGCCATTATACGCAAGCACGAAGCGCGTGCGATAGATCTTAATCTCATGCAGCTTGATGATGGCATGACGCCATTCGGTACGCGCATAGAGCCACTTTACAGCGCTCTTACGGTGATCATAAAACGCGGTAAAGGTCAACCTTCTGATCGTGTAACACTCAAAGATGACGGCGATTTTCATAACTCTTTCTACCTGGAAGCAGACCAGTTTCCGGTGATATTCAATGCACGCGATATTAAGACAGGTCTTTTATCTGAAAAGTATGGTGAAGAAAATATTTTCGGGCTTTCTCGAGAGAGTCTTGATATTTTTTTGGAGGAAATCAAAGAAGACGTTATCGAATTCATCGCCACGCTTCTATTGCTACGATGATATACCACTGAAGACTTATATGGACATTGCAAACGGTGGCGACGTTTTGCAGATAGTCCTTTCCGGAACTCCTTCAGCATTTGAAATTTCAGAGCAATGGGAGTCAATTGTAAGCCAGAACAACCGCGAAAACGGGTCTAATTTATACGATACTTACTTTGAAAACTTCCAGGAATACTATAGACTCTGCAATGAGTACGTAATGATTAGGGCAATATTGCTTCGTTGTAACATCGCGACCACGGTAGAAGAGATCAAAAAACACGTCGACTATGTGAACATCAGGGGGTATCGACTTAACATAAAAGAAGGGATTGATTCTCATAAATTCATTGAAAGCCTTGACAGGGCATTTTCCAAATGCGATAACCTGAAGACACGAATCCAGATGAAGCTCAATGAAATCAAAGCCTCCAATGTAGAGGGAAATAATGATTCATTTGATGATGTGATGGCAAATTTAGTATCTTTATTGCAGACGAACGTCGATGATGATATTACATTATCTCGATACAATAGTTTTCAGAAGGTTTTGAAGCGTAGGGTGAAAGGAGGGAAAGAACATGCCGGTACTGAATAGGTCAGATATTGTAGATGATAGCCTCATACCGTATCTAAATGAAGTACGGGCAAGCCTTGAGGGTATAATTGCCACAGGTCAGAAGTCAGGCGCAGCAATTCAGGGAGCCGGATCAACCGCGAAGATCAAGCAGGAAGTAGACCAGATGACTGAATCTGAAAAGCAACTTGCGAAGGTTACCCAGCAACTCGTCACTATCCAGGCAAAAAACAACGAAGCATACATTGCACAACAAAAGGCGGTAAACTCCGCTAACCAGGCATTAAAGCAACGCTCAGAATTAGGTGACCGGGATGTAAAAACAATCAACGCGCAAAACGCCTCCATCAAGCAGCTTGAAATATCCCTGAAGGCAAACCGCGAGGCGTACAAAGCACTCACCACAGAAGAGGCCAGAAACTCAAAAGAAGGTCAGGCTCTATTGAAAATTATCAAAGAGCAGGATGCGGCAGTAAAGAAATTAAACGGCGAGATCGGCGATCATCGCGATAATGTCGGCGATTACGAAGGTGCCATGAAACGCCTGAAGGCAGAATTGAAGCTTGCCAAGGATGAGCTTGTAGTAATAGGCCAAACGTTAGGAGCAGATTCCGAGGAATTCAAGATAGCCGCTGAAAAAGCAGGCCAATTGACTGACGAAATAGGAGATCTGAACGACGCCACAAAAGCAGTATCGGGCGGTCCTTTCGAGAATCTTGGTAACATATTCGGCCAGGTTACCGGTAAGCTGAGAAACCTTGACTTCAAAGGAGCAAGTGAATCAGCGGGTCAATTCGCGAAAGCATCAAAGCAAATAACTTTTAAACAGGCAACTAGCGAATTAGGCGGGCTTGGCAAAACACTTGTTCAGGTCGGTAAGGCTATTTTAACAAATCCGCTGTTCATACTCACGGCGGTAATCGTTGGAATATCAGTCGCCCTTATATCTCTCAGGGATAAAATTGCACCGGTTCGCATGGCGTTTGAATTTGCCGGTCAGGCTGTTGACTTCGTAATACAGAAATTAAAAGACTTCCTCGATTTTTTAGGGCTTACAACATTTGCCGCAGACGAGAAGGCAGATAAAATAATCAGTGCGGCACAGCGTGAAATAGATTTCATCAATAGCCGGTATGATGATGAGATTGCCGTGGCCGCTTCCGCTGGAAAGGATGTTTACGACCTTGAGGTAAAGAAACAAAAGGACATTATAAAGGCTGCTACTGCCGGCATCAACTCTTTATTCACCCTTCAAAAGAATCAAGGCGGTAAGTTAAACGAAGAGCAAAAAGGTCAATTAAATGCGTTTGTAGATGCATACGCGAAGTCTGTACAGCAGATACAGATCCTTGAAAATAACAAGAACAAAGAACTTGAGCGTAAGCGTAAAGAGGCATTCCTGAAAGAGCAGGGTGATTTATTTAAGCTTCAGCAATTCAGACTTCAGGTTGCTATTGAAGATCAAAAGCTAATTGCGGAGAATAGCAAAATGAGTCAGAGTGCCCGTGTTGAGGCCGCTGGAAAAGAAATAGAACTTCGCAAAAAACTTGCTCAACTCGTCCGGCAGAATGCACTGAAGGAAGAAAATCTTACTACAAGCGCAAAGAAACTCATTGAGGCACAATACCAGGAATCACTAAAGGACATTACCAGGGAAGGCCAACAACAAGTTGCGGCTATTAATAAGGAAATTGCCGACAAAGAAGAGGAAGAAAGAAAGAAGCGCCTTGAAAGAGCCAAACAGATGGCTCAAAAAGAAGTCGATATTGTGCAGCGTGCACTGGATACTGAGGTCATGGCCATACAACAGGCCGCTATTGATGGGCTAGTATCGCGTGAAGAGGCTGAGAAAGCAATACAGGAAGTGCTTAAAAAAGGCGCTGATGATGTTATCAATGCGCAAATAAAATCACTTCAAGACGTTTTGGCGGCTGAAAAACTCACGGCAGATGAACGAGCAGAGATAGAAAAGCAGCTGTATAAATTAAAAGTAGATCTTCAGGACGCATATTTTAATGCAATTGCAGACAAGGAAAAGTCATCACTTGAGCGTACACGCGAGAATTTAGAGAAGCTATCCGGGCTGTATCAGGATTTTGCATCAGGAGTTACAGACCTTTTTGCGGCGTTTACAGAACGCAGGCTGCAGTCCATCGATGAAGACGAGAAAAGAAACGACGAAACACGGGAAAGCGAGCTTGAGAAAGAGGATGAATTCCTTCAGGGACAACTAGCAAACGAAACATTAACCGAAGAACAGAAGGCTCAAATACAAGAGCAATCGGATATCCGGAAAGCGAATATTGAAAAACAAGCTGAAGCCAGGCAGGAGGCGATAGATAAGCGCAGAAGGGACGCTCAAACAAGACAGGCAAGGCTAGATAAGGTTGCGGCCCTCATTGGCGCGGCAATCAATACGGCATTAGCTGTTACAAAAGTTATCGGCCAGGGCGGTATTTTCGGTATCCCACTAGTACCCATAGTGGCAGCCTTGGGGGCAATCCAGATCGCTGCAATTGCCGCGCAGCCAATACCTAAGTACGCACTTGGTACGGATAACCACAAAGGCGGGTTAGCAATCTTGGGCGATGGAGGAGGTTCTGAAATGTTCATAACACCTGACGGTAAAATCGGGATGTCGCCAGATACAGATACCGTTATGGATCTTCCACGTGGAACACAGGTAATACCACATGATGAGACTATGAGGCGCTTGGCTTTCACTGGTATGTCATCCAGCAACACACGGGGCGATAGCTCTGATGTCATAGCAAAAGGATTTAAGAGTCTTGAAAGAACAATAAGGAATGAGCCGAAGCACATCATCACCGGGAAGATTACGGGATCCAAGCGCGCAGGTACTCGAGTGAATTACATCGAATCACTACGTAACAGATGAAGAAATTCAAGCAGGTTATAATATCGAATGACTCCGGTGAACGAATTGAGCTCAATGATTCTCCTTTAGGTTGGGACGCCAGTAAATACAATCTGATCAGGGATTTGAGGTATTTCGGTGTATTCAAAAAGATAAGTGTTGAATTTGAGTTTGTTGGTGACGGTTATAAATTCCTCCAAGATCATTACCTGAGATACGGTGTGGATGCTGACCTTATACATCGCATTTACAAACGTGTGAATGGCGGTTACAAATTTCTTGTTGATTCTAAAATCAACATGCTCAACTTTGATGATGATCGTAAGTCGAGAAAATTTAAGTGCGATCTTATCCAGAGTTCTTTTGTACAGAAATTTCAGAATAGAGAGGACGTAAAACTTAACGTACTGAATAATATTTCTATGGATAGAAACCCTATCAATCCGGTTCCTACAGTGCCGGTGATTTTTAGAGGTAAGACCATAAAATTCTATTCAAACTTTGAGGGAACTTACCAAGTTAATGGCGAAAAGTACCACCATATATGGCCTTTCCTTTTGAAGGAGAACGGAAATCCAGGTGTTCAGGAGGCCAATGCGCAACAGTTGGATGAGAACACAGATGAATTGCTCATAATCAACAATGCACTGTATAGGAATGACTTAACTGAAACTCAGACAATTTCAATAGACTGGCTCATACAATGGGCTGGTAACAAAATAAATTTGCCACTTTCTGTAGAGGTCAGGCACTCCATGTATCTGATGAATCCTGATAATAGCATTGACTCAACGCTTTTTCAAGAATCAAAAGTATTTAACAGCCTAACTCCTACGATTTACAATTATGTGTACAACGATACTGTGTCCGTTGATCCCGGGCAGTACATTATTTTTATTTGTGAAAGGCTGAACGCATCGACGCACAACCCGTTGAATTTTGCTGATATGGATGGTATATTCCTTAGTTCATACGTTAGGTATGATTCTATGTCATTGACTATATCTCAGGATAGCACATACGCCGACAGCAGCAGGCCAGTTACTTTTCCTCATGAGCTTTTAACAAATCTTATCGCCCAGATTACAGGCATTGATAATGCTGTGTACTCTGAATTTTTCGGAAGGACAGACTTAGGATATGCTGCCGATGGTGAAGGGGCTTTATTGGCCATCACAAAAGGCGATCTTCTTAGGGGTGTGGATATATCAACCACACAAATAAGTACGTCCATGCGTGATGCATACACGTCGTACAGCGCTGTTTTTAACCTTGGAATACTTATACGCGACAATCAGATAGTAATTGAGCCTAAAGACAGATTATTCAACAATAACATATCGGCAAACCTGGGTGAAGTTGCCGAATTAATAATTACACCTACTTCAGAGTTCTTATTTAATTCTGTAATCGCCGGGTATCCAAATGTCGAGTATGAGCAACAAAACGGTCGAGACGAGTTTAATACTATCGTACAGTACACGAATAGTCTGAAGGTAGTCAAAAAGGAATTGGATCTAAAGAGCATCTACAACGGCGACGGATATGGAGTCGAGTTCGCAAGAAGACTTTCAATTGAAACTACCGGGTCCAGTGATTCGAGGTATGACAACATGATCTTCTTCATTGACCTGATTAGGGACGGCGACGGATATAAAACAAGGAGGCTTGAAGGTATTGACTATGTCGATGGTATTTTCAGCCCTGATACTGCTATGAATCTACGGATTTATACAGGTCAAAATCTATTACGATGGGGTAAGTACCTAAACATTCCATTGCACACTAAATCGGATCGGTCGTATTTCTTTCAAACAAAGGAAAAAAACTCTGCTATAAAACTGATTACCCCTGCTGGCGAAACAAACGACAGGGAAGACATAAATCTTGGGGATGCAGCTTATTTTCTACCTGAAGAAAAGCAATTCAAAAGCCCTATAACACTGGATACGCTTTTTTCTATACTTGAAAATCCTCTTGGCATCATCAGGTACACGTATAAAGGTGAATCTTTTTTTGATTATCTTTTCGAGGTCGATGCGGAAACCGATAAATCTACAGGTCAATGGAGAATGCTAAGCACTAAACCAAGCCCTGTGCAAGTTGATACACCTGATTTACTTGGTGACTACATTAAATACGGTGATGGATCTAATGATTTTGTGGCGCATAATAATAGCGTGAATGATATTGTGAAGTATGGGGACAATTAACCAGAGTTTCAGAGTCCAGATTCCAGTGGCGAACGCGGTTCGATTCACGCAGGAAAACGTTCTTGATAATCAACGGGCGCGGTACGATCAAGTTAGATTTTCACAGGCCAAAAACGCCACCACAAACCAACGCAAGTTTTTCGAGAAGTTTGAAAAAACTGATCCAATAAGGGTTCAGTATTACACAAACTACCCAATGCACAAGCTTGACCTAGTGGATTGCGATGATGTCGTTATCGACACATATTCCCCGGCAATGATCAAGCAGTACCAGAATCTAAAGTACAGATCTGATTGCAAATTTGCATCGATTGATGGAAAGCTTTTCATTTATTTTGTGCAAGGCGTTGAGTATTCAGATCCTGACTTTCTTGTTCCAGGTGACTCATATTCATTGCTCGGAAGACTGCCATCAATAAACGCAGAAATCGGCGATGAACTGAGATATAATATCCAGGACATGGGATTTGAAAGTACCGTTATTTCTGGCATTGTTTGGAATGTTGCCCTGCAAGCTGAGGGCTACTTGACAGACGTTGACATTACCCTTGGAACTCCTGTAGATGGCGTTGTAGAAGTCACTTATGACGAGAAAAATAACGATCTATTCGGACAGCTTGTAGACATATCAGGCCTTGATGATGGTAATTATTTCCTTCGCCTTCATTTTGGAATACAAGCGTACTCAAGAACATACTTAACAGAACCTTTAGATATTGCAGATGAACATCCTAAAAGCCTGCTTTTAGAGTATCGGCATGACGGTGAATTCGATTCTGACGATATTTGGGGCTATTTGTATAGTAGTGATTGGGTGAATGCGATCCGTATAGACGCGGATCTTTACCTACTCAAGCCTGCCGGGGAGATCGACAACTACAATGATGACTTCGGAGTAAGTAAGAAACTGCGCGCTGTACCGTTCAGACAGGTAACATTCAGCATATTAAACATCCCATCCTGGGCGGCTGACAAACTCAACGTAGTTTTCGCCCATGACACTAAAATAATCAACGGTGAGCAGTGGGAAAATGACGACTTCGGAACACATGAAAGACCGAACGCAAAAATAGATGTTGGAACTTATAGTATCGATTTGAGATTTGTTGAAGATCGCCTTAATAAAAACGACGAAGAGATTGTTTCACTCGATGCTGAGTTTGACCCTGACACATTAGAGGATGTGCCCTTTGAAGGTGATACCTTTAATGTTGATTTCACATCCAATACACCCGGCGTTTTCTCATTTGAAGATATACCGTCATGGATTCATCCTGATGTCACAGAGTTTTCGGATGGTGATACTATTGAAATTGTTATCGATGAGAATGAATCTTTTATCGGTCGATCATTCCAGCTTATTGCAAGATGCCCGGATTATGAAGGACTGATTGCGACTATCGACGTGTCTCAATTGTTTGATGAGGATGCCATTGAGTACATCGACACAGATATTGATGATGTAGATTTTAATGGTAACGATGGAGAAGAGCAAGTGATTAACGTTTCATCTTCCGGTGATTATGATATTACTGTTACTGGATTTGCCTTTACTGTTGTCAAGCAATCAGGGTATAGTCAGATCAAGATAACAACGCCTTCAGAAAATGATGGATTAGCGAGCAGAACCGCTACAGTTAGACTGGCGTTGATGTCAAATCCATTGGTATTCAAGGATATTTCTGTTACCCAGATACCTCTAATGGTTGTTTCTCCTCCGAGTATTTACATGACGAACAGCACAGCAAAGGCGATAAGCGTAACTGTTACTGTATCGACTGGCACCATGTATCAGATGAGTTCTATCACAAGCTGGATAACGATAGATGCCATTATCAGAACTGGCACACAGACTTTTGACATATTCATTTCACAAAATTTATTATCTTCGCCACGGGTTGGTTCGGTGACATTTACAGATTTAGTAAATCCATCTAATGATCAAACTTTGGTGATACAACAAAGCGGGGCGTAAGAAAAATGAGCGGACCAAGGAAATTGAATTCACCTGATATAGTTACTGCGATTCCGCAGGTAACAGATCTGTTTTATTTTGCAAATCCTACGAATGGATTAGGGCGAAAGAATACTATCTCATCACTAGTATCGTTATTGGCTTCATCGATAGCCGCGCCAGTAAGGTCATACGCTGACATTACGGCTATGCTTGCAAATCTTGATATACCCGTTTTGTTTTTTGCCTTCGTAGCTGATGCAGAAGATGATCCGGATGCAGGCGCAGGGTGGGGTTTGTATTTGTATCAAACCGGAGATCGTGATGAACTGTCCAGTTATACACTCATTATGTATGAGGCGTTTTCTGGCGGTGGTGGCACCGTAGACCATTGGCGTGGATCTCAAGCTATCGCAGATGCTTACCCGGCAGCAGGCACAGGAAGCGGTACAGCGGGCGCAATACAGGCAGGTGATACTTACTACCTAACTGTTTCAAGTACGCTTGGTGGTGATTTATGGAATGCTGGTACATTGCTAATCGCTCTGACGAATGCACCCGGAACAACTGACGCAAACTGGTTAAAAAAAGCTTAAAAAATATGAAAGAATTTATTCAAGGCATGGCCGCAAAAACGGACTGGATGAAGACTATAGTAGGTCTCACTTTCGTTTGGGTGTTCTGTTACGCGGTGGTTTTGATTCTCAATTACTCGATACCAGAAACAAATTCTGAAATAGCACACTTCATGATAGGTGAGATTTCCGGTGTGGCTCTGACAATTGCATCATTCTACTTCGGAAGTTCAAAAGGATCACAAGAGAAACAAAGAACACTTGACAAAATCACAGATGAAAAAATCAATCCTTAGTCTTTTAATATTACTCCTTTCCTTCGCATCGTTCGCGCAGCAGGATAGTGATACCCAGTTATCAAATCAGTCTGTTAGGGAGATTAAGAACAAGCCGCTAAACCAAACCAGGTTAGACGCAATTCTTCAGGATATGATCGATGCGAAGCTTTCATGGCTTTCTAAGATCACGACCGTATCCGGGACAACGTACACTATCGATAACGATGATGCAAATGGTATAATCTATGTCACCAATGCGTCCGGTTGTACGGTTACAATGCCTGCAAGCGTTTCTGATTCTTTGGTTTTCAACTTCCTTGCCGACAGCGGCGCAGGGGATATCCTTTTCGTGGCTTCCGGTGGCGCGGATCTTGATGCACCTAGTGACACACTTGTTACAGCAGGACAGGCCGCAACATGGGTGAAGATTAACGCAACAGATTACAAAGGTTTTGGGGCGTTAGGAACTCCATCAGCTGGCGGCGGCGGTGGTTCTGGGGCATGGGCTGACCTTACCGGAAGCCCAACGGATAACACTGATCTAGTAGCCTATATCGACGGAGTTGGCGATACATTGAAACGTTATAATCGCATCAGATCGGCAGGCACCGGGCTCACCCAAAGGTCAACTTTCAATCTGTCCAATGGATTGAGCGGTGCTGATGACGGAACAGCCTTGGCAACGAATCTATATTGGGGTGGAAGACTTGGTTTTGATACTGAAATAGGCGGGACTACGGGTAGCTTTGGGATAATCTTTGGGCAAAACTCGGGTAGTTCTGATCTGTTGAAGTTTTTCTCTGTTACCGTAAATGACGGTGGCACGGGAGGAATTCTTTTAAGACAGAATAATTCATACGGTGTGTACATCGGGGGCACTACTGCGGGCGCAGATAAAATTCTATTGTCAGCCACACAAACCAAAGTGGATGCGCCTTTTGTGCTTCAAGGTTACGCCACTGGGTCATTACCTGCGGCTGCATCGCACCCAAAAGGTATAGCATACGACAACACTACAAACGAGGTAAAATTCAGTGACGGGTCATCCTGGGCGGCAGTTGGCGGTGGCGGTACTATCCCTGACGGAGACAAGGGGGATATTACAACTTCATCATCGGGCACAGTATGGACGATTGACAATAACGTCGTTACAGCGGCTAAACTCGCAACTTTATCAAGTGCTGATCTGGCCGGCAAACTCACTGACGAAGCCGGCACCGGATCAGTTTTATTTTCAGAGCGTGATGCCAATGTACAAACAGCTTCGTACGTTCTAGTTTTAGCTGATAGGGCAAAAGAGGTATACATGAATGTTGCAACGGCCAATACGGTTACGGTACCTCCAAATTCTTCAGTTGCGTTTCCAGTTGGGTCCAAGATTTCAATCATATCTACAGGCGCAGGGGCTACGTCTGTTGTTGCCGGTTCCGGTGTTACAATCAATTCTTCATCCGGTACACTGGCCGGGCCAAGCCGATATAATGTGATGATGCTTACAAAAACCGCGACGGATACCTGGTACCTGTGGAACGGTGAACCTCCATTTTCAGGGGCAGCATTGACGGCTACAGATGGGCAATTAGATTTTACCGTTACCAACGGATCAACCGCCCTGGTTAATGCGGCGAACTTCACAGCCAATTTGAACGGGTTGTCAACGGGAAGCATCGGCGATCTACTGACCTTCAGCGCTACCAACACATTCACCAATATTGCGCCGGTAACAGCCGGAAGATATTTGAGATCTGCGGGTACGTCGACTGTTCCGGTATGGTCTACATTGGTACTTCCAAACTCTGTAAATGCTAACAGGATAGTATACGGATCTTCATCTAATACTTACGGTGAGAGTGCAAACCTTACTTACGACGGAAGCCTTTTCACGGTAACCGGTGGAACTCAATGGGGATACGCGGCAAAGACAGCAAACTATACCATAACTACAGCCGACAGGTTCATAGAATGTACCGCGAACAGTTTCACCGTAACCCTACCGACTGCGGTAGGAAAGGCTGGTTTTGTAATCACGATTGATAACAGTGGGGCCGGAACTATTTCAATAGCTACAACCGGAGGACAAACTACTGAAATTTCTTCCCTAGCCGCAGGAGAAAAAGCAAGTCTATATTCGAATGGATCAGGATGGAGATCATGGTAAAAAATTCAAGTAAGTGAAAAAAATATTATATCTCTTATTATCGCTGACATTTTGGTCAGTTGCGGCTAGTGCTCAATATGCTACACCGGCGGTTACCACCTATCGTAATTACAATAAGGTAAACACCAACGCCGACGGTGAGCAACTTATCCTTGTTATAACGGATTCTACACCCGTTACAAACAATACTACCGGTTCAGCTCCAACCCCTACAACTGGCGCGCTTCAGGAATGGGACGGTAGCGCGTTTGTAGCTGTAACTACGGACGTATCGAATGCAAACAACGGGTCGATGTTCCCGCAGTTTGCGAATGACTACTTTGTACAGGGATACAAGACACTTTTAGTAAACAAAAGCGCGCCGGGTAGCGAGTACAGCCCGAACGGTGACAATAACAACTGGTCCCCATCCGGGACACTATACAACGACGCAATTACCGAATGTGATCAGGCTTTAGCTGACCAAGGCTTAGAAGTTCCGATTGCGATCTTCCTTTCCATTGGTATCAACGATGCTCGCGGAGCAATCTCGCTTCCAACAATTCGGGCAGACATGGATCTGCTTTTTGCAAAGTTATCCGCAAAATACCCTACTACGCCGATTTTAGTCGCACAGGTTGGATCCGCAGACGCTTCCAATCCTAATAACTCACGAATCGCCGACATCAGAAGGCACACAAAAAGAATAGCGCTTACTTATGAGAATGTATGCTTTGCAGCAGAGCTTTCAAGCATGCGCGGCGCTGGTTACTATGGCGCTGATATGCTCCATCTTAATCAAAACGGGCTAAATGAATGGGGAAAAATGTATGCGCGGTGGTTCGCGAATGCTGACAGGGAAAAATGGGCGCGCTCTATTATCGCATGCCACTTCGATGACCTATCAACTGGCCGAAAAGATCTTATTTCAGCGTTCGTTTTGACAAACACTTATGCAAGTCTTGACTATTTCAGCAATTTCCACACGACAATAAAGGCCAACACCTTTGTAGATTGGGGATTCCTCGGTTCTCCTTTGGACTTCGGATTTGATTTTGTCGCTAACGATGCCATCACCACGAACCCAACAGGTACAAAAGGATACGTTACCGGTTTCATACCTTCGTTCACGCAGCTTAATATTTCCCAGACTGACATTTCTTTCGGGGTTAAAGTAAAATCCAACTCGACGGCAGCAGGCACGGCGGCGGCGGCAATGTCATGTACTTCTACGGCACAGTCTATCATTGAGCAGACAACAACGCCTTCTATTTTGTATCGCAACAACGATGCAACCCTAAGCCAGTACACTACCCAGACATCATTCCAGTCCGATACATACTACGAAGCCAATAGATCCGGGACCACGAAGGCACTGTATATCAATGGCACATCAGTCCAGAGTGGAACAGTTGCCAGCACCGGTATGACTTCTGATGCCTTTGGAATAGGCTGCCGGCATGCCGGAGGGTCGATAAGCCAGATCATAAACGCGTCTTTCGAGTACGCAATAGTTTACAAAACTTCCGGAGTATCAGCGGCTACGGTTTACTCCGATCTTGAAACATTGCGCGATGGATGGTAACCCAACAATAAACATGAGATACGCATCGTTATTTGCTTTGCTATTAATCTTTGATTTAGGGACGACGCAGGCGCAGGTGGTGCCCGGCGTCGTTTCTGTTTCGGCCCGTTACGCTTCTGGCGCAGACAACGCTAAAACTTATGTTCCTATACCGGACCCGCCGACCTTCAGCGATACGCATACATTAGTCCAAGGAACAACCGGTAACGGAATTCAATCAGGCGATATCAATGGTAAAACAGATCTACTGATCGGAAGTGATTATACTTTCATGCAGTTCAATGGATTGAGCGGTAACTACCGTATAAAGTCAGCCGATGATACAGATCCGAGTACATGGGCTTCATTAGGTAGCGCATCACCAAACGATTACTCATTTGCTGCAGCAGTCGCAACCCCTGGAATTGAAATGTATAACCTACGATTGGTCGACTCTGACAACATCCTGAAGATGCCAGGCGCATCACCGACAAAGAATTACGTATTTCAAAACCTGATTTTAGAGGATGGATCATTTGCCGGGTTCCTAATAAATGAAAACGTATCGGGCCAGGATTACGGAAATGTAACATACCGTAACTGTAGAGTACTTCGTTCAGGGGGAGAACCATGGTATAACGGGAAAACTGGCGGTAACTCGCTTGCATTCTTCCGTGGAACTACTGCTTTATACGATTGCTATTCTGAGGACAGCGGGCGCGATGGACTGCAGTTCAACGGGCACACCAATGTAATAGTTGAAAGATACTTAGCGTACAATGGTGGTTTAGACCTGGCTACCTCCGGTATAGGTCAATCGAATTGCATCCAGATACAGGACGTTTACACGTTTTCAGTGACTAAATCAATATTCTGGAACTTCCCTGCACCGGGAATGATAGCGGCTGATGATGGTCTTTTTGAGGATTGCTTTTTCTATTTCACCGACGATGATAGGACCATGTTTCTGCAGTCCATGGTTTCAAATGACTACACCGAAATGGTGAACACTGGCGGAACTCTGACTTTTAGAAGGTGTACTTTCTACAATCCTAACTTTACCGGTGATCAGTTATTTACCGTGCAAGGATCAACGCGAAACTATGTTTTTGAAGATTGTATTTTTCCGGAAAGCATGAACGATGCTGCAGGAGATAATACTATTGCGGAGATATGCGACGACCAGCGCGCTGATAAGGTAACATATTCGATTACAATCAGTGGAACCACGTTCGACGATACGCCAAACATTCCATCGTTTTCAGCACCACCAGAGGCGGCTTTCGTTGGATTTGAGCGAGTGGTTTCAGACGAGTATTACTATAACCTTGGTTACGGGCCGCGTAACCCTAACGGATTATGAAAAAAACACTCATATTATTTCTTATTCTGCCGCTTCTAGGATTCGGGCAGAATTACATCAAGTCTGCAGATGACAGGCTTGGATACGCTGAAATTTTGCCGGCAGGATACAGCCTCGACACCGCGAAGCGATGGCCGGTTATAATTTTTCTGCATGGCTCCGGTGAGAGGGGATTAGGGGTAACGGTTTCAGACCTGCAGAAAACCATAAAGAACGGCCCGGCCAAATACAAAGATGGACGTTTCATTGTTCTTTGCCCACAGACCAACGCATGGAGTTGGCGAAGTGTTCGGAAAGTAAAAGATGCTGCCGGCAAAGAAATTACAGTCACTCGGAACGATGCCGTTGAGTTTACTAAATGGGCGCTGCAGAACTACCGTATTGATAAACATGCAGTTTATATCACAGGTTTGAGCATGGGCGGTGAGGGATGTTTCTTTGCCATGGCTGACGCGCCTCAACTATATGCTGCAGGAGCTCCGATTGCTGGCCGCGCATCGCGGACGGAAGGAGCAAAGATTGCTGCCGGCAAAGTTAAAGTTTGGGCTTTCCATGGATCTGCAGATACCGCAATTCCGATTGAGGGCCTTTGGAATGCATACGCCGGATACCGATCGGTTGATAAATCCATCCTACTTACGGTTTACCCAGGTGTTGGCCATGACTCATGGACTGCAGCATACAAGACTGCAGAACTTTATAACTGGTTTCTCAAGAATCGGAAGCAAGGGTGAAAATAAGGTACTCGAAAAATCAGTAGAGATAGTTGTTTGAACTCTCGTTAACTTAGCAGTCGGAGGCCGGGAACAGGAACCCCGGGTAAAACTATGGCCGTTGTGTTGACGCTGATCATCGTAATTCTCGTGGGTTACTTGGTAAAGGGGAACCGCTTAAAGAAGCGAAAAATAAAGTACTTGGAAAAGACGTTGAGGGATAAGATATTTGAATGCGAGCAGCTTGAAAAAATGCTGTTAAAATATGGGAAACAGAAGTAAAAAATACATTAAAGAGATTCTGCATGACTTGAATGATGGAGCTTTATCCAAGCAACAGGCATTTGAGGCACTGCAACATCTCTGTGACCACAATGATCCGGATGATGAAGAGGATGGCGAAGTAACCACACAGGACAGCCAGCCAGCAAACCCATACCCACCTAAGCCGTAATGGGTAGAATAACAAAAGCGATTTTTATAGTCTTCATCGCAATAGCGATTGATAGATTATGCACGCTTCCTATTTTTCCGCCTGAAAAGTATGTAGATCCTTTCCCTTTCTTTGATCCTACTTATACATTCGAAAGTAAATGCCCAGGTGAAACATACACCATACACGGAGTAAGTCTTCAATATATCGTCAAGGCGACAACTGAACGTGTTGCTGGTATTCTTTACCTTTGCGCATTTCTTATCGCACTGCCTATGGTAACAAATCGTCTATTTAAAGTGATGATCGTTATTCAATCTCTAGCGCTGGCAGATTTCTTTTTACTTTATGAACAGTCTCTTTTTGATATTGGTGAGTACCATGTCGAATTTACGGACTTTAGAATATTTGGACACGCAATCGCAATCATTTTATGGAAAATGGGGAGGCTTTAAAGCTTGCATTTGGGGTAATGGTACCCGTTATAGGGTGGCTTGTGCTCAACAATTTGCAGCAGGACAAGAAACTTATCTCAATAGAGAAAACTCTTGAAAATGTTGAAGAAAAACTTGACAAGCTTACAGAAAAACTGAATCTTTTCCTGAAAACGGAGATCGACACGCTCAAGGATCTGGCAAAAAGTAAAACATCATGACGCCAGAGCTTCTAAAGAAATGCATGCCTGCAGCAACAATTGAAACCTGCAGACTTTTTGCGCCTCATTTGACGTCTGCAATGGTCGTTTACAATATCTCAAAGACTCCGCGTCGAACTGCAACATTCTTAGCAAACCTTGCGCATGAGTCCGGAAGCCTGAATAACCTTGAAGAAAATCTTAACTACTCTGCAAAAAGGCTTCTGCAGATATTCCCAAAGTACTTTACTGTTGAGTCTGCAGATCAATACGCAAGACAACCGCAAAAGATTGCAAACCGGGTTTATGCTAACCGTATGGGCAATGGCGATGAGGCTTCCGGGGATGGATGGAAGTTCCGTGGCAGAGGCCCGACGATGAACACCGGAAAGTACATGTACCAAATGCTAACCAAAGAATTAAACTATGATTTTATCGCCGATCCTGCAGCGCTATTAAAGCCTGGTTCCGGGTCTCATGCTGCAGCTTGGTTCTGGGATTATAACGGACTTAACAGGACTGCAGACATTGAAGGCCTGCAGAAGATCCGGAAAAAAGTAAATGGTGGGCTGATCGGATACGAAGACTTTTTGCAGCACTACTATCACATAAAAGAAGTTCTGCAGGTCGATAAACATACAGACTCACCTCGTCAAATGGACGAATTACCATAATCTGCTGTAATACAAAAAGACCCCGGCGCGAACCAGGGTCTTTCTAATTTCTCCGCTGTCTTGAATCTCGTTGATCAAAATGAGACCCTTTGTTAATTAGACGACACCCCCAGTTGAGCGGCGACCGGACTTAAACCGGTATTTGCGGAACTTTCTTTGACCGGCCTTCCAGCGTGCGGTCTGTTGGTTTCGTAGGCCTCCAATCGCCGTAATACAGTTGCGAATATAAATAATCATGCCTGAATACGCAATAAAAAGCCCCGCTAACACGTAGCGAGGCCTTAAATTCTTCGATGAATAAAGCAATTTTGTGTGTGCAACTGACAGTTACCCTGGATGAATGAAACAGGCTTGAGATACTTCGTGCAATTACCGTACATCAATCTATGAGACGCTTTCTTGTTATCGCTGTACAGGTGGTCGAATGATCTAAACTTTTCAGTGTCTCTGACCATGAAAATACAGTCGTTGCAATTACAGTCTAAAATTTCTCTTTCTATGCTCATTTCATTATTCGATTAAAAAGCCTATTTTTCTTTACGAATCGATATCGCCACATCCACCATCGCCAGTACAATCGGTAAAAAAGTTTCTTGTACCACGGAGTACGGTAGTATAAACGGCGCGCTATACTGGATCTCATTTTGAAATCAGCTTTTTAACCTCTTCAACTTTAGAAACAGGCACGCGCATTACCTTGGTATCCTCCTTGGTCTTCTTTCTTCCGGCTCCTTTGCGCTTGCCTCCGTGGGTTATCTTTTTCATAATAATTTTCCCCACTGATCAACCATTGCCCTAGCTACGTTTGGATCTGTTGCGCTTCTTTTATTTGCCCGTTCAGGTCCCGGTGGACACATCCAAACGTCCTGCCATTTACGACTCTCTTCCTTGTCTTTCGGTGGCGTCAGCATGTTGTCAGCTTCAAGATTAGGTAGCCCAATAATCCAAATGTGAGTTTCCTTCATTTGCGGAGTTCCAAAATAATAAGGGTGGAAATATTGCGAAGATGGTATTCCAATTATTCGTGCGGCGTATGGATGCATTTTTGGATTTTCAATATAACCCCTACCAACTGTTTTTAACCATGAATAACAAGACTTAAAGTGTAGACAGGATAGCTCCATCTTTTCCCATCGAATTGGATTTATCCAAGTATGGTATCCGTTAAAATCACTCCATTCTTGTGAGTATACATATCCGTACCGTTCTGTTCTTGAAGAGAGCCATCTGATACCGGCATTTGTCAGATATGTACAATCCGGATGCATACCCAAGAAATCAAGACTAAAAGCAGCGTTTATATGATGAAGCGCATGGAAGACATCCATCTTCAGATGTCTCATAGGGTATGGCCCGGCGCAATCTTGAATATCATTGCTTCTGAAATCATGACCAGCGTCAACAAAAGACGCTGTAACAGCTTGAGTTCTTTCGTGTGTTATAAGACCCTTCATAAAGTATAATTTTTATACTCTCCATTGTCAGGAACAGGAAGAACACCTTTATAATACTCGACAGCCTTTCTATACGCAAAAAGAATCTGTTCAACAGTGAATTTATCAATTGTAACTACCTTTCCAGTTTTGTCTGATATGTAGCACTGTACCACATACCGAATACCACTAAAATCCTCATTCATTATATTCATGAATCAAATATACGAATACTTTTGAATTACGTTACAATATTCAAAGAATTATTTTCTTCTTCTGTTAAACAGCGCCAACAAAAGGAACACCAACAGCGATGCTATGCCTCCGAAGAATGCCCACATGGCTTTCTCTTTTGCGGTTGCTCCTGATGTGATATTCAGAATATTTTCATCCTTCACGAAAGGCGCTGATACTTCAGCAGATTTTACAGACCATTCCAGATGTCCCCCATTTGCCTTTATGTAAACAGTTATAGGGATATCGAATCTATTTGTCTGTATGACCAATGGGATGTAATATGTCGAATCAACGACCTCCTGTGGGCACACTTCTTTCTGAATCTTGATCACGGCTTTTTTAGCGTTATTTGGCTGTTTTTTATTATCAATGTTGAATTTTGGCTCAATTACCGCTATGTCTTTCGAGGGCTGATCACGCAGTAATTGCCGGCAGTACTCACGCAAACTGTCTTCGTTAACCAGCTTTCCTGAATTTCCGGACAACTCAGTACTGCCTATCTTTGCGCTATCTGTTTTCTGTCGGTGTATTGTGTCCGGATGAACGCCGTAAGACTCGGCCAGTCTGATATGCCTTGCAGCCTTGCGCAAGTGTCGGTTACCCTTAGTTTCATCGGAGGGCTTCAGGATGGAGCAGCCCATGACCATGAGCGATAGTAGTAGGATCGAGTATTTCATATTCATAGAAGTACTTTGTAAATTAAGTACTCGTCACCATTTGAAAGTTTTGATGCCTCTAAAACAAAAATTTGTTTCGACCTCTTAACATTATCCATTACTGAATCTTTACCCTGTGTTACTTGGTCTTTTGGGTACTTTTGAGAGTACGTTATCTTTGGTCTACTCATACGTTTTTTATTTAGTTGGTGTAGTGTCATATCATTATTGGTTAGTTCCTAGTATGGTAAATCTGGTTCAATTTCTGGTAGCTCGACTATCTTCATACAAGACTTAACTTCTTCGTAAGTCAGCCCGGTGACGTCTATCACCACATCAATCGGCGTTAATCCTTCCGGATTATCACTACAAAATCCTTCTACAAATTCTTCCATAGTTCCTAGTCTCTTTAAATTGGAATTGATTTTATAAGCATCACTTTGGTGTCATGAATCTCTTGCTTTGTTACATGCTTGAGCATTTCACTTTCGCCGTAAAGCTTTCGTTCCTCCATTGATAGTTTGCGGTATTCCCATGACTCTTCATCGTAAGCACTCTTCCATGTTCTTTTACCTTTTTGGCATGTATAAACATCGTAAAACCATTGAGCGGAATCGCCATGATATAACAATAGTCGAACCTTTATCATTACCCTGTCGCCATTTTCTCTCTTCAGTATTCTTTCAAAAGTCATAGTTATATCTGTTTAGTTAACCTTTATTCAAAAAGGCCAATTTTCTGAATGATCTATTTTATATTCATCACACTTAAGAGGCATTCTTTCTGTGTGCCCAAGGCATCCGTGATTGATTTTTTCTGCCTTGAATGAATGTAGTTCCTTATCTAGTTTGGTGCATGTAAATGTTTTCTCAGTGTATCCTAAATCAGTTTTATTACGGTCAACCATCAGGAATGCACAAGACAAACAAGCGTGATGATTAGCAGGATTATGACCGCAATACTTTTCGTGTTTCTCACAGGCATGCTTTCTAAGATAATGCCTCCTTTTGCAGTACTGGCACTTATAAACTTTTTGAAGTGTCTCGATCATATTATATCATCTGTTTAGTTCTAGCCATTCATCAAAAGTCGGCATACCTGGTTTTGGTTTACCGGTGTAGAGGTCGCAGCACTCACGGCCGTATTGTACCTTAAGGTCGATCATCTTTCCGTACTCAAATGGTGTAGATGGGTAATCGTTGTGCTTCGGTTTTGCTTGGCCCTCTTCCTTGATCTGCTCATCAGTCATACCAACAAGCTTTCGGCGAAGCATGTCGGTCTTCGGAGTTGTTCTGTTTTTGATACCGGATTTTCTTTCCTCTTCCTCTGTGTATGCAATAGAATCCTTCCAAAGCTGCAAGTAATCCTTTTCGGCCTTAACAAACGAGTTGTGTACTTGGTCCTTCTCGCTCATTAGGTTGCGTTCTAAGACCTCATATTTTTGTTCAAGGTATTTATCCATCCATCCGAAGATAACAGCGCCATCGAGCCGGTAGATAGTCGCATTGCCATCCTGATCTTTAAATTCTCCCATACGGGCCTTTCGTAGAACGATCATGAAGTCTTCAAGGCTTTCATTGGGGTACTTGTACAGCAAGTCTTCAACAATCGGAGAAATCTGTGAATCTGAAAGTGTCCACTTGAGGTTAAGACTTTTCACAAACGCGGTCAGGTGAAGATCAAGAGTAGCTTTTATTGCTTTAAACTCGACTGATTGCTTAAGAATTGAAATAGGCTGCGCGTTATCCACGATCTTTTCTATCGTCAATGAGCGTATGAACTTATCTGAAAGTTCCTTAGTCGTTAGTGTAGCTATTAAGCCTGTCGCGTGTTCCTTCCGCTGTAATGCCGCTGCTTCCGTTTTTGTAAGTCCCTTTTCCATTTGCGTTCATGTTTGTCAACCAAGTATTCAGTTTTTGTCTCCACTGCCATCCAAACTCTGGCGGGTTTGGCTTTTGTGAGAAGTGGATCCAACATTCATCAAATGCCTGCTGAAGATTCTTCCCTTTGTGTGTGATTGAAAGGTCAGTTATGAAAACCTGATCAGTGAAAATCGACTCGAAAATTTCGATTTTTGAAATCTCCTTATCTGTATTATTATTTTCATATTCATATTCATATTCATATTCAGGCTTTTGCTCTCTTTTTGCTTTGGCTTTTGCTTCAGCAAATTCCTTTTCCTTCTTTGCCTCAACACCGTTTTTACCAGCTTCAGAGCGCTTTTTAGAAATTTCAGCATCGCGCTTCATTTTTCTACTTGTTATTTTAAGCTCACCTGTCGGTAGCAAATCAAAATCAGCAGTCCTTTTTTGCTTAAGCAAATCTAAAGCAAATTGAGCTTCGGATCTATCACAACTCATTAGCCGCGCAAAGTCTTCGATGCTCCCTATAATCTCGCCACGTACAGGGGCGTCCCACATAAACAGTATTAAATCAACCCATGCACCCCTAACGGCAAGCGGTAATATCCTAGTGTCTTTTAGGTAGTCTCCAACATAGAACGGTATGTATGGCTGCTTACCCATTTTTATTTATTTCGTTTTGTAAAATATCAATGAATACAGACTGAATACTTTGAGCCTGAAATGATCTTGAGTGTTGTGTTAACTTTCCATGAGTAACTTCGTGGCACTTTCTGCAAAGCGTTATCAATGCATCCAATGGATATTCCCAGGCCATCTTACCTGATATATAATATTTATGATGCACCTGAAGATTAAAGTCTGATCCGCATCTCGTGCAGCAGTTGTTATCCCTGATTAGGATAACTTTTCTGGTAAGCCACCATCTTCTATCTCTTAATTGTTGTTCGTAAGTCATTATATTAGCCACGATTTCTAGGTTTAGGTACAACCATCTTGACTACCGCGTAGAACTCCGAAAAATCACAAGCTTCGAGAATGTATTTTATTTCGCACTTGTTGCATGTGAACTTATGCGTTTCAAGTTCGTTGTTTTCTTCGTACGTGAATTTTAATTCTGTACGCTTACCACATATACACTGGAACGAGTAAGATACATGTTCGATCTCTCCATCAATATCCTTATCATACCATCCACGAAGTAAACGGCCTTCAGTACGAAGATCCTGAACTCGTTCAAGTAACTTTATCTGTTCTTTGTTACCGAACTCAAGCGGTACGTTATTACCATCTTGATCATAAAATTTTCCTTGCTTTAGTGTTAGCATAAAAACAAAAAAGCCGCGTTCCCTGAGCAAGAAGAAACGACGGCTTTTTAAGGTTGAGTCACCTAAACCTGTTCACTCGTCTTGCTCCACGAAAAAACAGGCTACCCGATTGGGTACTTCAAATGTACTACACTACCCAGACACAGCCAAAGGAGTGAGAGTTTTATTTTTCCTTTTGTGGTACTGCCTTAATTTCTGTGCAGCGTAACACTTCCGGCACATTGAGAATCGAAGCGTCCGTGTTCGATCTTTGTACTTTGCTGTACGAATTACCAGGTAAAGCGGATCTCCGCAGTCATGCGTTCCTATTCGCTCGTATTCACGTGTTCGTTTCGCGCCCATCCTTTTTTGTTTTAAATCGTTCTTTTTTACACATTGAGCATAATGAAGCGTAGTATACATCTCCGTTCGGTCTTTTCATTGGATACATCACCCGTGGGATTCTATGCTTTTTGCAAGTCATTGCCGATACATTATAGCCTTTCAATGCCGTAACATTGTTGAGGATTATGATACCGCTGTAGATCTTGTTCAAAGCCATTCCATAATGCGCAAGAGTTTGCTTCACGTACTCGCTTTCGGATGTTCTTATAGCGTGCTTTACGCGATCAATTTCCGACTTTAAAAGTTGATCTTGCTTGTTACCGTAATGCCTTACGGTGTCTGCCGTTACTTCTATTGGCGTCTTTTCTTGGTGCTTCGGCTCCCATTGATAGCTGTACTGTTTCTTCGTTTTGACCGGGCATGTGTCTACCTTGTGTCTAAGTCTCGCGGGCTTCATGGCTCGATGAGTTCAGCGTTAAGAATCTCTGTGAGTTCTGAAATGTCCACAACAGGACGAAAGTATTTCGCGCAATAAGCGTTTCCAAATCCATCATCGTATTCTTTGAAGGCAATCCACCACTTATTTTTTAATGGTTTTCCTTGTCTATTTCTCCTGAAGAATCCAAAGTTTGATACTGTTACTATTTCATTTTTTTTAGGTCCAAATCCTTCATCCCACCTAACATTGGCGATACATACTGCTTGCTTTCCTATTTCGAATCTCATAAAATTGATTTAAGCATGTTAATTATCTTGGGAATAGCCAGCCAAAACGCAATGCATAACACTACCGCTATAGACTTCCAAACGATACCCGTGGCACGTTTAGCCCTTCGACGTTCCTGTATAGACAGGCTATAGTCTTTTCTTTCGTGTTCGGTTAGCTTGCACATATGTTAATCATTTGATGATGAACTGTCGTAGCTTGATGATCCGCTATCAGATGATCCCCATGAGTCTGTTGAACCACCTCCTCCAAAGTCACCGCCACCTCCATAATCATGAGGGGTTGAATGACTGCTGCTTTCTCTTGAAAAATCAGTAATAGATTCGATTATACTTGTACCTCCATCTGAAAAATATGATGTGCCTGAATTATTTGAAGGAGTATCGACATATGAATCCGGACGCCTTTTAACATATGGAGAAGAGTAATTGCCTACATTGTTCTTTAGAGTAGACAAATAGTGTCTGTCTGTGCTTTTCCTGAACGAATCTTTATTCGTTTCGATAATTTTAGCGCATGGTTTTGGTAATGGCTCTGTGCCCTTGTAGCATTTGTATATCATATACAGGCAAAACGAAACGCAAATCAGTACGATGATTATAATTGCTGTTATCATGTGAGTGTTATTGTTTTAGTTTGAGTTCTTTCCCGGTCAGTGCGAAGTAGAGGTTTTGGAGCTGGTGAACGTACTTTAAGTACCAAACTATTATATCATTTCTTCTTTTGCCATAAGCAATTCGCCAAATTCCTGTTTCATTTCCGTTTGTTAAGACCCAATTACCATCTGTATACCCCTGCCAATATATATCCCAATCTATACCAAACCTTGTCAGCCATTCCTCTGTAAGCGGTATGCCGTATTCATCGCCATCATCAAATGAAATTTTATAGATTCCTAACGCTCCAGCGTGTACAATATCGTCACTGATAGAATCAACCTTGAACACATCACCATCGCTTGTGATATAATTTCCTAGTCTCAATTCTGATGCTTTCATGTGTTTTATTTTTTGTAGTACGTCAGAAAGCAGTACAATCCGTAGGTAATAACTGTCACTACTAAAATAATAGTAGACGAGAATATGCAAACTGCATTTACGTTTCTTTCAAACTTGTAGTCATCATTATAACGACGTATTAAAGCCTGATATTTTACCTTCAGCTTGTAGTCCCAACCGAATGTAGGGCCATTGACGTTTTTCCTGTATCCATCGGTTCCAAACTTTTTACAGTTATTCCTACCGATAAATGTGCGATCTTCGAATTTCATGTCTGATTTCATCTCATTGAATATTTAGCGTACTGTTTACCGTCTTTTGTTCTGACTATTTCAGTCTTTATTTTGTATCCCCGCTTACGTAAGCGATGAATGTAGCTACTCAAGCGCCAGCAGTCCCAACGAGAAACAGCGATGCGAGGCGTTACGAACTTACCGAGCAACATGTAGTTGCGTATCTTTGGAAGGAATTGGA